CCTCTAATACTACAGTAAAGGCTGGCGAACGTATAGCTCAGCTAGTGCTATCTAAACTGCCTACCGCAATCCTTCAAGAGGTGACGGCCGCTGAGTTTATAGAGGAAGAGACTTTTAGGGGTTCTGGGGGTTTTGGCAGTACGGGGTCAGGAATTAACATGACGGGACTATAATAGGTCGTGGCTTACAAATTTCAAGATTCAATTCAAAGGGGTATCATTTATCTGGCAAAATCTGACGAGGCTTTCCTCTTGCAGATTATGCCAATGGTCAAGGACGAGTACTTCGAGTTCCCGTCCCACCAAAAGATGTATACCGTCATCACCAATTTCTTCCTACAATACAAGAAGCTCCCAACGGACGACCAGCTTCTAGAAGAAACCAAGTCTACTTTAACCTCTAATGAGTTATTCGGAGATTACCGAGACGAGTTAGGGGCTATTAATGGGCTTGATGAAAAATCTATTGATAACCAGGAGTTCTATCTTGATAAGGTAGAGGAGTTTGCTAAGGAGCAGGCTGTTAAGGATGCTATTCTTAAATCCGTTGACCACCTAAAGAAAAAGAATTTTGGAGCTATTGAAGAGGAGGTTAGGAATGCGTTTTCTGTTAATAGAAACGTTGACCTAGGAACCGATTACTTTACCGATGTTAAAGAAAGGTGGGAGCGTCTAAATAATGCCGCTATCGTTCCTAAGTTCCGTACCCCTTTCGAGAGTATTAACGAGGCTCTTGAGGGCGGTCTTGCACATAAAGAGATGGCTATGGTTGTAGCCCCCCCAGGGGTAGGTAAGTCCTTGTTCTTGGCAAATCAAGCTGCCCGTTCTGTATTGGATGGGCATAATGTTCTGTACATCTCTCTTGAAATGGCAGAGGATAGAGTTGCTCAAAGATTGGATAGTATCTTTACGAGAATTCAGCAAAAGGAATTGGCGAATCGTGTAGACGACATTGAAGAACGGTTGGATACTATTTCAAAGCAGTGGGAGGAACGAGGTCGTCTTGTTATTAAAGAGTTTCCCTGCAAGAGGCTTTCTGTTACTGGACTACGAGCTTACCTCAACCAGTTAAAGAACTATGAAGATTTTACTCCTGATGTAATTGTAATGGATTACCTTGAGTTGATGAAGACGGAGAAAGACATGGCGGAGTACGCAGGGCAAGAACGCCTCGCACAAGAACTTCGTGGGTGTGCTAGTGAGTACGAATGTCTTGTTTGGACTGCAACCCAAACGAATCGAGAAGGTAAAAAGGTCAGCATTATTACAGACTCGGAGCTTGCTGATTCGTATGGAAAAATCCGAGTTTGCGATTTAGTCTTTTCAATTAACCAAACCGAACAGGAATTCGATGAGGGTCTAGCTAGACTCTACCTTATGAAGTCTCGTAATGGTCGGGCAAGATTCATTACCCCCATCGCTATTGATTATACTAGACTAGTAATAACCCAAACCACATCAAATGACACCTAAATTCCCTAAGCTAGAACATCCTATGGTTGTTTATACTGGCATCAAAACATTTACTATTAAGCAACAAGGTCTTCTTAAGGATAACCTTTATGGTTGTGTTGATTTCCCTAAATGCCTTCTTACGATTGACCCCAATCAATGCCCTGAAGATTACAAAGGAACTCTACTTCATGAAATTTGCCATATAGGTTTTGATTGTTATGGGCTAGGAGATGATGATGAGATGCCTACACTAGGTAATGAGTACTTAACAACTGTAACTTCAAATATGATACAGCAATTTGCAGGGTTAAACCCTGAACTATTCACCTTTATTTTTAGTCCTCATGAATGATATTCAAACCACGTATCACAGCCTCGAAACTTCGTATTTGGATATAACTAAAAAGTATCTCAATATCAATGAGCATAGCGTAGAGCAGGCACTTCTTACTCATACAGGAGTATATGCATTTTTTGGCGCGGTTCTTGCTTACGCCAAACGGGAGATGGAGAACTTTGGGTTTAAGCGTGACCGTGAAGAGGCTAGGGTTAAAGAGGAAAGACGCCAAGAGTTTATAGGGGAGGGTAAGAAAGCTACCGACAGGGCTTTAGACTCCTACGTTATTACCTGCGAATCAGTAGCCAAAGCACAGCTTGCCTACCAAGAAGCATCGCACAAGTATTACTTAGCGAAAAACATCCTTAACTCCCTTGACCATCAGAAGGATATGCTAGTCCAAATATCTGCTAATAAACGAGCAGAATCCAAATTAATTGGGGATAATTACACCAGTTAGACTATAACAGAATGAAGGGAAAACGCACGCCACTCTGGCTTGTGATATCTATTCAAAACTAATTTCAACAATAAAAAAACAATGGTAAACTTAGACGAGCTACGTAAAAAGTACGAACAAATTCAGAAAGCCCAAAGTGGTGGCGGTAACGATGATTTCCTTAAGAAATTCTTCATGATGGAAGAAGGTACTTCGGTTATTCGTGTTCTCCCTCCTAAAGAAGAGGGTTCTGAATTCTACGCTGAGACGGCAATTCACCGTATCAACGATAAAAATCATCACTGCCCCCGAGTAAAAGGCGGCGACTGCCCTGTATGTGATTTGTATTTTCGATTGTGGAAGGTGGAAGGTCCGATGAAGGATGAGGCTCAAGACCTCGCTCGTCAGATTAAGCCCCGCAAACGTTATTACACAAATGTTGTAGACCGCCGAGACGGTAGTGTAAAGATTCTTTCCATGGGTATGAAGCTCTTCGGTAAGATTCTCGATTGCTTCTTTGATGAGGATTATGGTGATATTACTAGCTTGGAAGAAGGCTGGGATTTCAAGGTCGTGAAAGATACTCAAGGGCAGTGGCCTAATTACGACAAGTCTGGGCCTAAACCTAAACAGAGCCAAGCAGGTACTAAAAAAGAGGCTTCAGAATGGATGGATGAGCTTCATGATATTCATGGCCTTGTAAAGGTTGCTGAGTATGATGACCTTAAGACGATGGCAATGGAACTAGAGACTCTTGTGGCTGGTGGTCCAAGTGGAAAGGGGACTCCTGAGTCCAAGGATGATGACGACACTGATTTTCTATCCAACCTTAAAAGCCTTAAAGTAGACTAAAAATATGAAAAAAGACAAGTTGAAGATTTTAGCTTGTCCTGCAAACGAGGGAGGATGCGCGTATTATCGTGTCATCCTCCCTTGTAATAAATTGCAGGAGTTGCACTCTGATGAGGTTGAAGTCCGTATGGATATGAACCCTCTAGGATGGGATAAAGAAGCTATGCAAGCTAACCAAGATGGTAAGCCTGTTATTTTAAAGGATTGGACTCCTGAAAATATTGAATGGGCAGACGTAGTTTTCCATCAGAACATTCATAACTTCGGAGGTAATTACACTTTGGAGTTGATGCACCGCGCAGCGCTTGCAGGTAAGTTAACGCATTACGATAATGATGACTTGCTTACTGATTTGTATGAAGGTCATAGGTTGTTTGGCGCTTATAAAGATAATAAACTCGCAGACCTAACTAAGCGAATTTATGGTATGGTAGATATTGTATCAGTTACCCAGAGAAAGTTTGCGGAAAGGATAGCTGAGCATGTTGGTCGTGCTTTGGTTATTATTAAAAACGCAATCGACTTTAACCTGCCTGCATGGAATGAACTTAAGTTACCCCCGCCTAGAAAGAAGCTAACTAGGATAGGATGGGTTGGAGGTATTCACCATGAAGAGGATGTTAAGGAGTTCCCTGGAGTAGCAATGGCTGTAAACGCTAGAGCAGGTCCTGAGAATGTACATTGGGGTTGGTATGGTCGTCCTCCTATGCCTGTCAATAAGGAGACGGGTAAGCCTGAGCCTGACTGGCAACAAGATGTGTGGGATAATTATCAAAATATGTTGAGTCATGGTATTAGACATCACAATTTTCAAGTGTATGGAGCCCTACCTGCTGAGAATTATGGTAAGATGTACACTAACATTGATATCGCTATAGCCCCCCTTCAAATGAATAACTTCAATGACTCAAAATCTGAAATTAAGGTTGCTGAGTGTGGTAGGTATGGCGTACCTCTCGTAGCTTCTAATGTAGGGTGCTATGACGAGACTATCTTTAATGGTCATACAGGGTATCTTATTGATTCCGATAACCCTAAAAAGGACTGGGTTAGGTACCTTACCAAATGTATTAAGGACCCTAAACATACACGTGAGATGGGCCAGAACCTTAAAAAGGTAGTCGATAAGCATTTTGATATCAACAAAAATGTATACGGAAGAATTGAACTTTATAATGAGATTATAAAGGCCAAAGAAGGTACGCTTAAACATAAACAAGAAGATGCAGGTACAGACGATGGAAACAGTTAGTTTTATAGTAGCGGGTATCGGCTTTATAGCCTTTATTTTAGGATTCGCCCTCCCAGCCCTACAGTTTCACGTTATTATGCGAGTGCCCACTAGCAGTACTGCTAGGAAATCCCTTGACAAGGATTCTTACTTGAGGGGTGGGGAGTGACCTCTCCTAGATTTAGTATTATTATGCCCCATTACCAGGGAAGTATCGACCATGATACTTTTTTGCGGGGGGTTAATAGCATTCTAAATCAAACGTGTAAAGACTTCGAGATAATTTGTATTCATGACGGTCCTCTCCTTACAAAAGAAGAGTTTCCAGTCGAAGTTATCTGCACTAAGAAGCGTTATAATGATTGGGGTCATTCCCTTCGTGACTGGGGAATAAAGAAGGCTAAAGGCGAATACATTATTCATTTTAACCCAGACAACGTTCTGTATCCCGATTGCCTGGAAGTTCTCTCTACTTACTCGGATGATGTCCTCGTCTTTGCTGTAAAAATGATGGGGATGATAGCATACGTTGATGAACAAGGGCAGGAGTGGAAAGCGTACCCCCATGAAAGGGATTATAGTATCTATACGGTCATAACAGGGAACCCTGTTAGGTTTAACAATATCGACTGCATGCAATTAGTAGCAAAGAGATGGGTGTGGCACGGTATAGGAGGATGGAAAGATAAACGCGAGGTATCGGATTTCATTCTTTACGAAGAGATAGGGTTGAAACACCCTCCTAAATTTATTTCTGAGGTTTTAGGAGAACACTATTAAATATACAACAACTATAACATTATATGAGCTTTTTAGACGATAACCCGAGTAAACGGCGTGTATGTGCCGTTATGTGTACATACGGACGATTTGAAATCGTAAAACAATCCTTAACAATGTTTTTGGCGCAAGACTATCCTAATAAACAACTTGTTATATTTAACACAGCAACTACACCTTTAATTCTCGATGAGTTCTTAATGTCCCACCCCGACATTAAGGTTGTAAATCAGACTCATAAATCTGATGGGACTCCTTACAAGAGTTTAGGGTGTGTTCGAAATGCATCGCTTGAACATGCCGAGGGGGATATTTATATCTGTTGGGATGATGATGATTTGTTTATGCCCTGGCATATTACTCAAGCCATGTCTCACTGGAGTAAAGCTCCTGTAGTAGCGTGGAAGCCTGACGTATCCTATTGGAGTCAGGATGGAGGTAAAAGCTTTCTTGGGCTTATGGGCAATTCCATGGAGGCTTCTTTCGTAGTAGGAATGAAGCATATGAAACAGTATGGGTTTTCTACGGGACGTTCTGGAGCAGAACATGTTGATGGGGGTTGGTTAGATAAGACTGATGCTTTGATAGAAAATGTAAGCCCCTTTGAAAGTTATGGGTATATTTGGGGAGATAAACGCGCAGGTCACAAAACAAGCGGTCATATTGGTGACGGTAATAATTTCGAAAACCATAAGAACGCCAGCGATGATTTTGGGAATGAACCTTTAAGCATTTGCTCCGTGCATATGTTCGACAAGTTTTTCAAAAGCGCTATAGCTATGTGGGAGAACCCCACCCTTTATGAGGGCATTAATACTCAGGTTACGGTATCGCAAGTAGAAGAGTTAAAAGGTTTAATGAGGGATTACTACCTTAGACATGCAGTTGAATTACCTGAGTTTTTGCGTGACGTACAGCCCCAGAAGGTTGAAGATACTATTACGTGCCCTAACTGTAACCATAAGTTTGAGGCCAGTGCCACCTCCTTACCTGTAAGCGAAAAGCCTGCTACGGGAAGGAACAACTCTTTTTTAAAAGTACTTACCGTACTGGAACAGTCATACAATCGCCCTATAACAATCGTAGAGGCGGGTTGTATTCGGAAGCCAAATGAAGAAGGTAGAATAGGAGATGGGTGGAGTACTGTGAATTGGGATTGGTATGCTAGGCGTACAGACTCTAAAGTTCACGTTGTGGATATCAACAAAGACCACATCGCTCACGGCAAGTCTATCGTCCCAGAAAGTGAGTTTATTACTTACTATCTTGATGATTCTGTGAATTTCTTGAAGAAGTTCGAGGGGCGGATTGATTTGTTATTTTTAGACAGTTTTGATTACTGCGGGGATGAGGAAAATCAAAGAGCGTGTCATTACCATTCACTGAATGAGGTTATAGCTGCCTGGGACAAGTTAAGTGCTACTTGTTTTGTTTTGATAGACGATGTCTTTAATGGTGAGTGGGATGGAAAAGGAAAGTTGTCTATACCGTATCTTTTAGATAATGGATTTGAGCTTATGTATCATGTAGATAATCAAGTGTTATTGCGTAAAGGGTAATATGGAGAAGATAATACATCAAATTTGGGTGGGTCCACACCCAATGCCTCAAAACGAAGCCGCTTGGTCTAATGCTATTCGTAACTCACACCCAAACTACGAGTATTACTTTTGGAGTGATAGTAATTTACCTGAGCTTCCTGAGGATTTGCAGGCTATGGTAGATGTTTTTACGGAATACAAGGAGTGGATTAGAATAGCGGACATGTTGAGGTATTATGTGGTGTGGAAGTACGGGGGGATATACATTGATGTTGATTACAAGATAATTAACCCTATAGAGGATTTAAAATTAGAGAACTACAAAGGGTTCGTTCCGCTGCACTACGCTCCTGGAGAAACCATATGTAATTCTATTTTTGGCTTTGAGAAAAATCACCCGATTATAGCTGATAGGGTTGATGAGATACTTGAAATGGCAAAGAACGTATCTCAATGGGATAATCTAGGATGGTTGCCGTGGTTCGGAGTCCATTTTTTCGGGCAAGGTCTTAAACGTTTCATAGGCGAAGACCCAGATGAAGTGGATACTGTTATAGCTCCTATTCTTGAAAGTGAGTGGGGTATTAAAACAATACACTCTAGGGAAGACCTAAAACTTAATTATCTAGCGCATCAATTTTCTTATAATTGGGGTTCTGGGTTGGACGGCAGAAAGGGGGGGGTACCCTCATAGCACGTCTAAAATGATTACCGTAAGTTTACTCTGCTCTTTATATGCCTGGAAAGGCGATAAAGCTCGCGTCTTTAAAACATTAGAGTGGTATGACGCTTTATGTGAGGGGGCAGGTTATAACTTTAGGCTTCTTCTAGTAAACGATTGTTCGGACGAGAGTTTTGACGATATTATTCCTTATATAACCACCCCCAAAGGATATTGCACCGAAGTTCAGTACTTTAAATCTGAGGTGCGGCTAGGCAAAGCTTTGCAGTTAAATCGTTTGTTAGTATCTTGTGATGATGATTACGTAGGTATAATTGATAATGATGTCATCTGCCCCTACGAATGGCTTACACAGTGCATAGTTATAGCTAATACAGAAAGTATAGCGGTATGTGGTGTCATGGTAGAGAACCTACCTTTACTTGAAAGTAGAACTCATAAGAGCGGGATTCTTTTTGATTTACCTCAACAGCTTGGGGGCGCATGCCTTTTATGGAAGAGTTCCAAGCTTGGAGTAGAGGAATACTTCTGGCAGAAGGCTGGTGTGTATGGACATGAGGACGCTGAGTTCGTAAGACGTATTAGTAATAAGGTAGGAAGAGTTGCGTGCTTGGCGCAAAGAGGGTATTGTATTTCTCAAGTTGCTGATAGTCCCGAGTACCAAGCATGGAAGAATAAATGTTTAAATAGTACCACTCTACTACTAAAAAATAGAATTGATAAACTATAACATAGTATGAGCTTTTTAACAGATATTTGCAAACGATTAGACGGAGCAGCACTGCTTTCAGAAGAAGACCAAATACATGGTTTTATAGATTCGGGGTCATTACCCCTTAACAAAATTCTCTCTGGCAAGTACAGTGGTGGGTATCCCATCGGTGCTATTACAGAGATTTACGGTGAGAGTAGTACCGCTAAAACGGTATTTCTTACCCATGCGTTCGTTGGGGCTCAGAAGCAGGGTTATTACACCGTAATGATTGACAACGAGCACGCCTACTCCCCTGCGTTCGCTAAGACGCTTGGGGTGGACCCTGAGAAGCTTATCTACCTCATGCCTGAAGCTATGGAGGATTGCTTTGAAGCGATTGAGAAGGCTATCCTGGCTATTAGAGAGACTGATAAGGATACCCCCATTGTCATTGGGTACGACTCTATTGGAGTCTCTCCTACCCGTAAGGAGATGGAAGATACGTTTGGAAAGAACAGCGAGATGGGGGGAGCCCTTAGAGCAAAGGTTGCGGGTCAATGCTTGAGGCGAATCAACCCTCTCCTCCGTAAGCATAAAGCTGCGCTGCTTATTATTAATCAAGTACGCAGTAAGGTTGGAGTTATGTTTGGAGACCCTCGCACTAAAGCAGGAGGCGGAAAAGCACTTCTATATTATTGCGGTGTGTCTATTGAAACCTGTTCTTCTAAGTCTAACGTTTTGTTTGATGAGCATAAGAATCCTTTAGGTATTATAGGTACTGTTAAATGCGTTAAGAACAAAGTAACTGTACCTTACCAGAACTGTGAGTTTGAGCTTCTGTACAATAAAGGGCTTACTAATGATTATGGTATGACCGTGTCTGCTTTTAAGAGTGGCGCGGTAGAGTCCCCCTCTAAAGGGTGGTATGCTATGAAAGGTGAAACGGGAAAGCATAGAGCTAAGGACCTAGACGCCCTATTAGCCTCCAAAGTTTCAGCAGGAGATTTAGTATAATGCATTTTGATATTGTAGAAATAGGAACCGCTGATTTTGATTCAGAAACGCAGATAGAAAAGGGATTCTTTGTTGAAAAATTCGGAGAGGTAGAGAATAAACGTATTTTAAGCGTAGAACCCGTTAAACGTTATTTGGATAACTTGCCCGTTCTGCCTAATTCGTTTAAAGAACACGCCGCAGTCTCCAATCGGGATGGAGAAATTGATATTTGGTTTGTTTCACCTGAGAACATTGTGAAGTATGGTTTCCCAGGCTGGACGTCGGGGTGTAACAGTGTAAATAATCCCCACCCTTTGACCTTTGGGGACTACCAAAAAATGAGCCAAGAGCAGAACCACCCTGCGTATATGCGTACTATAGCTGATATTTTTACAGTTGATACGGTTAAATGTATTACATTTAAGATGTTGGCAGAGAAGTATGATATAACGAGTATAAGTTTTTTAAAAGTTGATGCGGAAGGGCATGACACGATAATACTAAACGACTACTTTCAGTACTGCCAAACTTCCCCACAATGTAAAGCTAATTGGATTGTATTCGAAGCTAATGAACTTACTAGCTCAGGTGTAGTCGATGAGTGCGTGAGGAAGGCAGAACAACTGGGATATATTTTAAGACAAAGGAATTACGATACAATACTACAACTAGACGCAACAGTTTCAGAGGGAGGTTTAGTGTAGTGAGTAAAGTATTTTTAGACTGCGGTGCTCATGAATTTCAAGGTCTTAGGCAATTTATTGATATTTTAGGTATTGATGAGGATTGGAGAGTGCACAGCTTTGAAGCAAACCCTATTACTTCTGGAAGAGCCGCAGAACATATTGATAAGGCTTGGAAGTTTCATCATGTTTTTCATAATTGCGCTATAGGTACACGAGACGGTAAAGTAACGTTTATGGGTGAGTACTGCAATTACCAAGAAGCGGGCGTTCCTGATTCTCAAGGCTCTAGAATATCCGATAATTGGCACCCTGGAATTTATAGTGAAACATCTAAGGGTGCGGGAGATGGAATCACTTCAAGGGAATTTAAGGTTGATATGATAGACTTCCCTAAGTTTATACGAGACACGTTTTCTAAGGATGACGAGATTTATATTAAGATGGATGTTGAAGGGTCTGAGTTTGATATTTTAGAGGAGCTTGTAAAAGACTTCCCACCTCAAATTAAGGTTATGTACGTTGAATGGCATGAGAGATTTTTCCCTAACGCTCCCTATATGCATCATAGGCGTAAGTTATACACTAAGATTATAACGGAGTTAGGAGTAGAGCTTAAGGATTGGATTTAGAATGACTGTCGGTGTGATATTTTTAAGTTTAGCGTCTACTCCTAAGCTGAGGCAGATGACGCAAAACGCCGTCAATAGTTGTATAATTAGTGACCCAGACATAAACTTTAGAGTGCTTGTATGCGAAGGAGTTTCTGGTATTGAATACACAGGGGCTGCGGTAACCAACCCCCCTACAGAAGAACCGTTTAACTACAATTGGTATATGAATATGTGTAGGTCTCATGCTATGTTTAAGGGGTGTGAGTACATAGCATTATGCAATAACGACTTACTTTTTGAAAATGAGTGGGCTTCTATCTTGATAAAGACTATGAAAAAACAAGGTGTTTTAAGTGCATGCCCTAAGGAACCAACCATTCACAGAGATGTACCCTTTGTAAATGGCGTTTGTCCTGGTTATGGAGTTACGAGCGGATTTAGACCTATCGCAGGATGGTGTATATTCCAAAATATGCGTATCTACGATATCATCGGAGATATAGATGAGCGTGCTGAGTTTTGGCACGCGGATACAATGTATGGAGAACAATTGAAGGCGTTTGAGGTTAAGCACATTTTGGTTGAGGGGTCTGTCGTTCATCACTTAGAAAGGGGGAGCAATACTTTAGAAACACTTTCCAAAACTCAACAGGAAAAGCTGACAACTCACTCTCCTGTACATAGACAGATATACTCACTGTAATTTTGAACACAAACTCATTAAGCCTTAAATAGAGGGCTTAACTTAGCCAGGAACGACCCCAGGGCGACTATTATATACTGTGAGGCTCCAATAAAGCTCACCTAATATGGAAGATATAGTTATTTTTGGTTTTAAGGCTATTGCCTGGACATTTGTTAGCTTAAGTCATGTCATAATTCCTCTCCTTATAGGGAGTGGGGTATTTTATGCTTATGCGTCTATCAAGGAGGTTATGTGGGCGTTTACATGGGAAACTAAACGGAAAGAGCGTGTAAAAGCATCCACCTCAAAACCTAAGAAGAGCCCTCCTAAGGAGACTCCCGCACCTTCAAGGGAAGTCGTCAGCAGCTACTCTGACGAATATAAACTACCTCCACTCCCTTTTAGGTAACTAAATAGAGTACAGGAACTAATCTTATGGTAAACTTATTTCATTCATGGAATCTCAATCTTGATGAGAAGAAGAACTCAGGCTTCAAGCCTGAGGATAAAGAAGGCAAGAAAGCCGACTTCGACTCACGCAAGACACGTATTCCTTCATTCGCTACAATTGATGATGCGTTCAGCAAAGCTACGTATGGTCAAATTTTCACTACGCCCAAGTCCAGTAACATTTATGTGATTACTCATGGTACTTGGGGCGAGAAATCCAATGATAAGGTCGTTAAGAGCTTTCCCGCTGGAACTCCCTATGCAGAGATTAAAGGGTATAGTGAGCGTACAAAAGCAAAGCACGGCGGTAAAACTGTTAAGGCAGGTGAAAAAGGCCGTGAAGAAGCTGGTTTTGCTACTAAAGACAAGAAAGACTCCGTTAAAAACATGAAGTCGGTTAATTAATATGGCTCGTACGTATATCCCTAAGGGTAGGTTCTTTGAGCCTAATAGAATTCATAAGATTGCGAAAGATGTTCTTCGTGATTGTGGTGAGGACCGTAATAGGGCGTTAGAGACATTTACTTACTTTAAAAACCTAGTCGATTCTAGCCCTGATGATGATAAGGCTAAAACCGAAATGATTCACGCCTTGGGTTTGTCCCAAGACGCTAATGATAAGATTGTAAAGATTCTAGACATGATGATTAAAATGACTCAATCCGAACAAAAGATTGATTCTGATAAAAACGTCACCGTTGAAAGTCTCTCCTTCGAAGACCTTAAAAAATCCCGTAAGAATGCCTAAAAAAGACCAGGACAGTTATGTTGTATACAACCCCCACATTGATGAGTTCGTGCGTGTTAAAAAATTCACGGACGTAGAATTAGGGACAATTGTTGTAGCAATAGGAAAATTGATTGACCAGCCAGGGGTTAAGATTGGAGCGTATGTACGCAATGTCGTTACTAGTACTGTTGAGGGGCACACTAGGTTTGACCTGTCGGAAGTAGCCGAGTCTCTATTTGAGTGTGTTATAGAAGTCTATCCTATATTTCAGATAGATTTCGTATGTAAGACTTTAAATGAAATTGGTGAGCTTGACGCTCAACTGCCGAAAGGGAGGCTTCTTACGTTATCTGAAATAAACAAGTTAACTGCACGTATCAAGGATAAGCTTATTGGGCAACCAGAAGCTGTCGATGAGTGCATGAAATCCATTAAACTGCTTAGCTCTGGACTCGGTGAGTTCGTATCTTTGTTCTTTATCGGACCTACAGGTGTAGGTAAGACAGAACTAGCTCGTTTGTTAGCCAAGGAATACTTAGGGGACCCGAAAAAACTATTAAAGATTAATTGTGGGGAGTACTCCACAGGGCATGAATATGCCAAACTAATCGGTAGTCCTCCTGGATATATTGGTCATAACGAAAAGGGTATTTTATCTGAAAAAGCCGAGCAGTCTTCCGAATGGATTATTTTGTTTGATGAAATCGAGAAGGCTCACCCAAAATTGTTGAATCTTCTCCTAGGATTTCTAGATGATGGTAAGTTGATGGATAGCCAGGGCACTGAGCTTGATTTTACGGACTCTATCGTCTGTTTTACAAGCAATGTAGGTATTAAAGGCAACGTGGGTAAGAATTTGCTAGGGTTTGGGGAAGATATTAGAGGTTATGAAGCTTCTAAGAGTATAATTGAGAGTGAGTTCAAGGAAACCTTTAGCCCTGAGTTCATAAATCGCTTGGATGGCATAGTGTACTTCAATCAGCTTACAAAAGATGATGCCACTACGATAGCCAGAATCAATCTAAAACCTCTACCTGTAAGAACAACAAAGAAACTGGTGGATTATGTCGTTGATAACTCCTTTTCTCTTGAATATGGTGCTAGAAACATCAAAAGATTTATCAGGAATCATGTAACTATTAAAATTGCTGAGAAGATTCTCGAAGACGGTAAAACTTTGTCCTATAAGCCCGTATTTGACGATAAAAAATTAATCTCTGTAGAAGAAATTTCCAAGCCTAAGGCGTTAAAAAATTCTGATAATTAGTGTCCTTTTGGTGCCCGAGGGACTATAACATAGTGTGGGCAAGCCGATGCCCTTCAACTTAACCAAGAGGTAAAAACACTATGAAACGAATTTCTTTTAAATATGATAACGCTAAGAACGACAGTACTCCTGAAGTTCTGGTTACTACGCAAAACCAGCACATGGTTCGCGGATTTAACACCAACTATATGACCAAGGGCCAAGCGACCCGAATTCAGAATGAGTGGCGTAAGATTCAGAACCAACGCTGGAGCACTGCTACTAAGGAGCGAGTCCTTATGAATCGAGTAGGTTCCCCTGCAAAAAACTCTTTCCGTATGTATCGTACGGAAGGGATTGCTTACACGGACTGATGTAAGCAAAAGTTTGTTATTCTCCTTAAAGAGGGCTTCGAAAGAAGTCCTCTTTTTTATTGTATAAGATGCAGGAGATGGGGACCTATATAAAGTACTATGCCTATAATGAATGGAATGATGATGCAGGGACCTTCAATGCCCCGCAGACCTGGAGAGGTTATTGCGAACACTTTTTGGGGTTCTGTTAGCGACGCTGTCTCAGTTACAGCGGATTTTGCTGGAATGGACACGGGCGCTGACCACCTTCAGCTTGCGGCGGGGGTAGTTCCAGGCACTACGGATAGAATGTTACTTCCTGGAAGACCAAATCATAAAATTGTAGTTAATGAAGTTTCTGTTAGTCAGGCAGGAGGTACCCCTGGATACGTAGGAACCCTTGCACAAGAAGGAGAAACTTCTGATATCCTTCAATTTGTCGCAGGGCAGTACGGTCAAGCGCGGTTTGAGGCTATCTTTGAGTTAGAAGTGAATAAAGGTCTTATGTTGTATAGAGCGCAAGGTATTGCGGGTACAGTAAACGATGATGTTAACGTGGTCACCGTTTTTTATAGTTACGTTGAAAGCGAATGATACAATCAAATAATCTAGAGCGTTTAATGATTGTTTCGGGGGTCTCGGACGCAGGTATCTTGTACCGTTCTACTTGGGGTGCTAATGGAGGCTCTCTTGGAGCCTCCGCTGCCCCCACTAATTTAACATTTCCTGGATTGGATAGTAGCAAGGACCATTTACAGGCAACCGCGCCCGCACGCTCTTCATTTATCGCTATAACTAATAATGATATAACAAAGCGTATCGTATTAAGCATGGTTGAGGTGGGGTGGAACAATGGGGGGGTCTCGAACCCTAAAGCCATGTTCGGCACACTCGCTGAGGAAGACTCAACATCTGATTTGATTATATGGATGTGCGACTTTATTAGCGGTAATTACGCTGTAACTACTCCTATTACATTAGCCCCTGGAAAAGATTTGATTCACTATAACGTTAGAGGTCCAGGCCAGGGTAACTCAACCGAGCCAGTTTTCTTGAAACTTTTTTACCATTTAGTGGACGCTTAGACTATAATAGTGCATGGACACACTAATTCAAGCTGATTATTTTGCAGAGGTAACTGACGAGAAAATCGCAGGTACTATTATTATTAGGCGCGACACTGCGGTAGCCGTCTACTCGGTCCCAGGTAATTCTAGGCGGTCAATGATTCTTACGGAGCAAGGACTTAAATTCTGCCTTAAAGGACGACCTGAGGTTTTTATGAATCCAGACAACATGGAACCTAGAATTCCTGAACTTCTTGTTGATTGAGGCATTAAGTAATGCGGGACGGTAGCCCAATCGGTAGAGGCAACAGACTTAAAATCTGTTAAGTGCGGGTTCGAATCCCGCTCGTCCTACCACACACTCACTATTAATATGAAAGAATATAAACCACTTCCCCATTACGTAACGATAAGAGAATCTGAGGTTAGCCCAGGCTCTTTCGGTATCTATACTACGAGGGACATTATCCCAAATACTATTATAGGTGTTACGCATCACACGATAGACCATAATGATTTTGAGGGGAATCATGAGTCCGAGGTTATTAGGACTCCTCTCGGAGGGTTCTGTCAAATATTTGAACATCACAACTGCACTCACGTACTGGATAATGGCGTAGGCAAGCTCGTAACCTTGCGAGCAATTCTTTCTGGTGAGGAACTTTCTTCAGATTTTGGTTAAACAATCGCGCAAAATTTTCTATAATACATTATGAACACTACATCAACATCTGAAAAATATCTGGCTCAAATGCTGGAAGGTTACGAGAACGGCATCCAAGGGGTGGACAACTACATTTCTGAAACTCAAACTGCGCTTGATAAAGCAAAGGAGCAGAAACAAGAAATGCTGGATTCCATCGAGGAGATTAGGGCAGAGCTTGGTCTCGAAGATGAGATTGCTGAACCTGCCGAAGTTGAAATCTTGAACGAGGCATAAAACTTTCTTTAAATTTAAGAACCCCTTGAAGCCTTTGGCCCGAGGGGTTCTTTTTTACCTATATAAGTTTAGTAAAAGTCAAGTATGGGAAACTTAGTAAAAGTCAAGTCCTATAGGTGCTCTTACTATACCCATACCCCCCCACAAGGAAAAGTCAAACAATCATGCCCCTACGAACAGGTAAAAGTCAAGAGGACGTGTCCTCTAATATAAGCAAGCTAAGCGATGAGGGCTATCCTCAGAAGCAAGCTGTCGCTATCTCACTCGATAAAGCGGGGAAGGGCAAGAAGAGGAAGCGTATGAAGAAAGTCAACGAGACAGGCTTTGTAGTTCAAGGTGCCCCAGCTTCCGAGTTTGGTAGGACTTTTGATAATGCCTGGAAACCTGATTTGACGGTGGGATTTGGTGGAAAGTCAAAAGTCAAACCCCCCCGCTCAGACAAACCTGAACGGCGGGATTCAACTCACTCAAACCACAAATCTAGTTCGCACAAACCAAAAATGACGAA